TCCAGAGGATTATCCTCGGGTCTAAATGAAGAATTAGATTACCTTTCTAAGGAATCTTTAAAGCGTGTGAGGTGTTTTAACACCTCAATTAAGGCGGGAAACCTCTATACGAATAGAGTGTTCAAACAACTAATGAAGATAGAATCAAACTACTTCGTTGATTTCTTACAGTGGGAGTCGATCCCAATGACAAAAAAGATGCAGGAATACGAATTCCTATGCAATAAATTTAAACATCGAAAGATTATTAATCACGAGTTCTATATAAATGGAGGATCGATATCGATCTTCTTTTTCGAAATGTTTTCTTATTATATAAGAAAATTACCTGAAGATGGTCCAAATGATAAAATGGACGAGTTTTATTACCTACTAGCTAAACTTAACTATAGGCTATTTACGTTTTCCACCAATATGATGGCAAACTTTAACGAAGTTGACCCTTTTATAGTCAATTATTATCAAACAATAATCAGTAGAGAGTTCTCTGATTATATAAAGAAATTGCGAGCATTTTATACTCGGAAATATTTATCACCAGTAACAAAAGAGTTATTGGAAAAGTACGAAGAAGAATTTCAAGAAATGGAATTCGATAAAGTTCTATTCAGCCCCTATAAAGGGTATGATGATATAATGCCAGAAGATTTCCTAATCAACTGGACCGAAGAATGTGAAGACTTTTTTGTCACACAAAGTGAACCTACAGGAGTTCATGAGAACGCACTGGAATTATTTAGAGAAAGTTTCAAAGAAATTATCTCAAGTTTGAATTCGGACAGCATAGTTGAACCGACTCTTTTCGAACTTGTACAGAATGTATCTGACAAGAGTTCATATGACCCAATGCATTGCAAGAGGCCTAGTAAAACTACTAACGTAAGAGTCAACGTTAGGAAGAATATAGAAAGAATTGTCAATTGGCAGTTTCTTAAAAATAAGAGACCAATTTATAAGAGGTCTCTAGTTCAGGTCTCTCCCGCTAACGTGAGAGACGCGTGGATATGCGATATAGATACGAAATATTGCAATAGCTATTATGATTCTATTATTGGAAACATATTTAGAGAACACCCGTGTTTTGGAATCACGGGAGACGATGATCTTGATAAGAAAATAAATCGAATCGAAAGACAACACGATCGCTTTAAAGTGATGGTGGATATAAAGAAATCTGGCTTAACATTAAACCATGACTTAGTACTAATAATCTGTGAAGAATTGACAGAGAAATTTAAATTCAATTTCATGCCTGTGTATGAACGATTAAGAAACACTATCGTCTACGTTGACGATAATCCTTATAATATAAAAAGAGGCATGGGCCTTGGAATGCTTAATAACTTATTCACAGTAGTGAATATGACAATTGCAAATATTCTGTCATGTGACGGAATATTCTTCTCTGATGACAGCGTTATCGTATGTCCTGAAGAAGTAAACTCACGTGAAAACAACGTGATTTTTTTAAATAACGTGATCCGTACGTACGAATCACTTGGTATACCTATGAGTAGACATAAGTCTATCTGTTCTAAATCATTCGTATTCCTCGAGGAATACTATCTAGATTCCGGAGTAGATTTCTACTACGATAAACTTTTACGAGACACGATGACGTGTCTAGATGTATTTTTCTCCAAGAATTTCATGGAGTTTAAGAATAAAGTTTACTCTACTAGAGTAAATAATCGCTTATCCTTCTCCTTTTGGGAAGGAATATATGAAATTATCAGGACTGAAATCGGTTCCGAATTTGAGAAAACCCTTGAG